TAAATGCCGCGGATGGAACTGGGGTTTTCTGACCCTAATAAAGTTATTCTCGCGCCGTTTGGCAGATCGGCGCGCAGTTCAGTCTCGTTAAATTTGGTGTTGGGTATGTTAGCGGTAAAATGTTTCAAGTAGTCCCAGGCGACTAGTTTTGACTGGCGAAACGTGGGACTGATGTAAAACAAGCGCGGGTTTGGTTTTGTCTCCTCAATGGCGCGTTTTATAAGGTGGTTGATGGCACAAACCGTTTTGCCCCACCTACGGTGCATCACCAAAACATTGAAGCGATTTTCGTCCAGCATCTTGTGCACTTCGACCTGGAGCGGCCGCGGCGTGTAGTCGATCTGGATTGTCGTCATTAGTGTAGGCTCGTACTTTGTTGCTCATGCTGATAGGGCTGCATCAAAATATCGAGAAATAGTTGAGCGTCGGTGTCGTCTAGAAAACCCTCAAAAAAAACAGCGAGGGTGGCGGGGCTGTCTTTTGTGGCTGGTACGACATACGCCGAGTACATCATTTTGATGCGCGGCCCATCATGCTTTTCCTTTTGTTTTTCTTGCTGTTTGGAAAGCCGCTCTTCATGTCGCTATAGGCGGAATTGCTAATTGTGCTTTTCTTTTTTGAGCGGCTAGTGCCCGCTTTTTTTCGACGGTTGATGTTTTCATATAAGCTCATGGTTCTACTTCTTCTTGTTGCGTTTGCTAATTGCTGCAGCCTTGCTTTTGGCGTCTGCCTTTGAAGACGCGCCCCACCGCCTGAGAGAGAGCAACAGGCGCGTGGGACGGCCCTTTTTGTCGCGTTCTGGACCTTTCATGTTGCCCATCCGCGCCAAAAAGGAAGCGCGGCGAGGTGCATCTCCGCGCTTTACCGGCGATTTGAGATTGCTGCCGGGGTTTTGTCTTTCGTAGCTCTTACGTCCTTTTTCATTAAGGCCGCCTTTTGGGTTCTTACCAGCTTTGCGGGTCCAGGCGGCGGTCATTCAGTGCCCCTGCCAAGTAGTGACGCTTTTTTGTTACGATTTAAAATTTCGCGCGCCTCTTCCGCTGAAATAGGGCTCATGCCTTCGTGCAGGGTTTTATCGTAGGCGCGCAACTCTTCATGTGATTGCGCTTGCGGCCATTTTATACGGCTTTTAATAGCGCGCTTGGTTGCGTCCTTTTCGTTTAAAATCTTACCATCCCAAACCGAAGGGATTAGCGTTGGCACTCCGTTTATATCGATCTGCCGGGTGTAAACTGTAGATATGCTACCATCTTTATTTTTGACCGCTTTGCCGCCCGCAATGTTTTCAAAATGGTGTTTTAAGATTGGGTCCATTATCTTTTGCCGCGCTTTCTGGCTAGATTGGCGGCGGGCTCAGAGTGCCCGTGCCTCTATTGTGCACCTATTACTGCTTATCAAACCCGCGCCCACATCTCTTGGGGGGGTGGGGGTCTCAAAATTTGAAATTGACTACCCCCCTCTATGGTCAAACTGTGCAAATGCTGCCCAAAAATCTGCTAACCCATTGAGAACTATAGCATAAGTTACAGGTTGCTAACCTTCGACCCTTTGCCAGGGGGGGGTCTAGTTGAGAATGCTTCGCAATCGCATCTTCATGCGCGTATTGCTATGTTTTTTTGAGAGCCGATTACCCATCGTTTGGCACCAACGTCACGACCTCACCTGTCGGAGTAGTCTCATGCTCTATCGTCTTTGGCTGTTGCACGTCTTGGCCCCACACCAGAGTAATCGAACCTGAGTTAGACTCCACGTCCTCTTTCTTACCACGCACACCACGCGGCTGCATTTTCGCAAACGTCCATTTTTTAGAATCAATCTCAAGCCGTTTATTCTGCACATAAGCATTAGCCAACTTCGGATCGATCCCCGGCGGCAACGGCTGACTAGCAAGGTCATGGATTTCATCGGCCAGCACTTCGGCTCGAATTGCCAGGGCTCTGGCATACATCTCGTGAATCTCATCGTCACGCACCGCAGATTGCAGAACGGTCACCCAATGCGGCATGGCATCCGAGCTATCGCAGATCGAACGCAAACTACGCCCGCGACATAACTGGTCACAGACTTTAAGCATCAGCGATTTTGTCAGCCGCTTCCGCACCGATTTTTTTGCCATAAAAAAAGGCCGGTCAAGCCAGCCCCTCGATTTGTTGTGTCAACGCCCCACAGAGTAATTTTTTTTAACCCATTTTCGGACGTTTCGCAACACTATTTTGTAAATTATACCAAAGCCCCAAAATGGCCCGCTCAAAGCGCCTCTTTACGGTCTGAGGGTGTAAGCCAATTACACGGCCAATGCGGCTCCACGACGGTCCTCGCTGCCGCTTCACTGCACTATGCGCAGCAGCCCACACAATCTTAGAATCTTCCTCACTCATACGCATAGTCATTTGTAAGGCCCAATCGTAATTACGAATAGAACGTGCACTCGCCGCCCCCAATCGCACTTCGGCCTCACCATAGCCATATGCCATCTCTGGATCTTTTGCCACCTCCGGCCACGCCGCACGCACTCTCAAATCAAATGCTTTTGGTAAGCGGCGCTCTGTGTCAGCAGCCTCAAAAAATAAACCGGCCAGCCCATCAACCCCACCGCAATTATTCACCACAAGCTCCGCTAGATAAGAATCATTCATTTTGCCCTCACTTGTTTCCGCTTGACGGATACAACGTCTTTGTATATAACTTACTTATCGTACCAAATTGTTACGACCACGACAACAATAGGTTGACGTGAAATGCAAACGAAAGGCATAGAAAAATGGAACTTAACGCTCAACAAATTATAGATCGCGCAGCTACCGCCAACATCAAGTCGCGTTTGTGGGAACGCCATGGCAAGTGCCGCATTTATGCAGCAACCCAAAAAGGCATGGCCGTTTATTTAGAATGCGACGGCCACAGTGGAGATATTGAAGGCGCTGCCTTTAAAGTGTTTTGCAACACAGAGCAGCATCCAAACTGGCAAAAAGCTCAAGTTGCAGAACACAAGCAAGCGTATCTTGGGCTCTTTCACGCTTACGTTGTAGAGATGTATAAAGATTGCGATACTTTAGACGCATTTGGGGCTGATATGAGTGAGATGATTGTTGAAGCCCGTGAGTTTTTTGAAACTCAGGAGAAAGTATAATGTTTGCTAATGTAGGGTTTTTTAAAGAGTGCGTTGCCGACCTGCAAATCCCAGACAGGTGGCAAGATGTCAGTCACGGCAACGACGCCTGTCCAAGTTTTCAAATTAACGGTTATCATATTTTTATTGACCATCCCAACCCAAAGGCGCGTGAGCTTGAAATGCCGCGCTACGGCGTGATGCGCGTGGATGACGTAGGGCAAATCACAGGCGAGACCATCGCAGACTTTGAGCGATGGGACGACCTTGTTCAATTTGTAGACCCAATCGTTGAATAACATGACACTATTCCGCCTATTAATATCAGTCAGCGGCTTCTCTCACACAGAGGCCGCTGACTTTTTAGATGTCAGGCGCGACACTATCAATTCGTGGAGCGCAAGCCGCAACCCTACACCGTCAGGTGTTATTACAGAATTAGCCACCTTGATCAGCCGGATGCAGAACGCCGTCGATCAAACAATGGAGACAATAGACGAACAACACACTGAGCCCGCCATCATAGAGTTGGGTTATTGCGCCGACGACCATGAGGCTCAGGGTCTTGGCTGGCCGACCGCATCAGTTCACGCGCGCGTCATTGGAATGATTGCGTCTCAGTGTATCGAACTTGGACACACCGTCGAAGTCGTACCACGCGGCACCACTATCGCTACCGCTGCCGCAATACAATCTCATAATAAATAATCACCATTCACGAGGCATCGGTATACCGCTTACCGCATTCTCTAAGAGGAATGCGGCAAATGCGGTAGGTGTTACCGCTTTGCGGCCTACCGCGTTTGCGGTAGTTTGCGGTAGTTTGCGGTATGGCAAAAATGTCACACATTTGGTTTGTCCCATACATCAAATGAACAAGAATTAGCGTGTGGCGTATCCCAAATTGACACGGCTAACATTCGGTCAGGACTGCCGCCAAGCTGCAAATAATCTTCACGCCAACTGCAATTAATAAAGCGAGTTGGCCTGTGTCGCCGCAACTGTTGTAGCCCAACCTTACAAGACCA